CAAATTTACGAATAAGTTCCGTTGCGAATTTGGTAATATCGGTAAATGCCGGTAGAAATTCTTCGCCAACCGAAATCCCAACACTCTCAATCGTTGACTGAAACTCAGCAAATGCGCCTTTAAGCGTATCTAGTTTAACCTTCGCAACATCGACCGCTTTGACTTTCGACATGGCCGCCCACATATCCTCGACGCCCTTAGCGCCTTCTTTAAATAGAATGGTTCCGGCACGAACCGCATCAGAACCGAACATATCCTTCAATGCTTCTCCGCGTTCTTTAGGATTCAATTTTATTAACGCTTTACGAAGAACGTCTGAAATTTCAGCTAACGATTTAATTTTACCTTCAGCATCGTAAAATTTATTGGAGCCATCCGCCATGGCGATTCCTAATTCGTGCATAGTTTCCCTTGCGCGTTTACCGGACGGGACTAAGTTCATTAACATCGTTTTTAAAGACGTACCAGCGTCGCTGCCTTTTATTCCGTTTTGGGCAAATACCGCAAGTGCTGTCGTAGTGTCTTTAAAGCTTAAACCGACCCCTGACGCAACAGCAGAAACCGCTGATAAACCGAACTTTAATTCGCCGACGTCCGTTGCTGAAGCATTGGCCGCTCCGGCTAAGATGTCCGCAGCCGTAGCTACGTCTAATTGGTCAGCTTTAAAAGCATTAAGCGCAGTACTTGCGATTTCGGCCGCATCAGCCAATTGTAAGTTTCCCGCCACGGCGAGATTAAGCGCGCCTTCTAGTCCGCCATTTAGTATGTCTGTGACAGTTAAACCGGCTTTAATTAACTCCTCGATACCTCCCGCCGCTTCCGTTGCGCTAAATGCCGTTTTGAGGCCCATCTCTTTCGCAAGGTCGCCAAGCTGACTCATTTCGCTTGCAGTAGCGCCTGATACCGATTTTACGTCCGCCATCTTTTGCTCGAAATCAGCCGCCGTTTTCACTGCCGCACCAATGCCGACCGCGAGAGCCGTTCCCATTCCAAGCGCCGCGCTATGAATCAGTTTAATATCTTTACTAACTCTTCGCGCCGACTGACCGGTATTAGTCATCTGAGTACGAGCATCACGCATACTTCGGTTAAACTGATCACTCGAGAGGACGAGGCGTGCACGTATTTCTCCCACATCTGCCATTCAATTACCTCCTTTCTATCCTTTCGCAAACATCCGTAATTCCTCGAATTTATCGCGATTAAAACTTTGCTCTTCCTTAATTCCTACGTCCTTATTAAGTCGGCGAATAAACGCTTTATATTCCGCCTCTTCAAGACTACGATTATTCGTTGCAAGAATAAGGTGAACGTCGGTTAACCGTTCTAAGGCGCTTTGTTTACGCTTAGACTCAAGTACCGCCGGCAAATCGACCATATAGTAGCCGGTTTCCAGTTCGACTTGTGACACGCCTATCGCAACGGAAGCCTCGATTAAGAAGTCATCCATCGTTATCTTTTCGCCTTCCTCCGTTACGGTTGTTTCGGCAGAAGGCTTTTTACGTTTTTTACGACGTCATCTAATCGGTTCCGTTTTACCGTCCTGGCGATGTATTCGAATAATTCATCCACGCCAACGTTTTCCGCAATGTAGTCCGCTTCTACTCCGCTTAAAACTGCTACAATCTGTGCGACTTCCTCGAACGCTATGTCAAGCGCAGCAATAATCGTCGAGTAGAAATCATCAGCAGGCGCCGACAATACTTGCACAACTAAGCCCGGAATCTTATCGACTGTTTCGAATAATTGTCGCCATTTTGCGATTGTTAACTTTTCTATTTTTACGCGCTTCTCTCCGAGCATCATTTCATGTTCGCCAAGCGCCGTTATGTTCGATTTTCGTTTAAACACGGTGGAGCACCTCCGTTAAATTAAAAAGGCGAGCCGCCCGAAGGTGCCCGCCGTGGTTGTTACGCAGTTGTTTCGTCACCAAGGATAAATAGTTCGCCAGTAGTAATGTCCGGATAGCCGACGAAAGTGATATTCACAATTCGCTCATTATCCGCATCATACGTATACTCAGGATCAGCTAATGCGCCAGCCAACGGAATAGTAATCCAATCGTTTGCTGTAGCCGCCGCATCAGTCGGTTTGATAATAAGTTGTTTTGCGGTCGCAAGTAAATCGGCGCCCGCCTGTGATTTAACTACGAGTTTCTTCTTTTCATTCGGAGCAGTTCCGCTCTTCGTGAATGTTGAATTCGGAATAACTTTCGATAATTTCTCAAGATCATGCAATGCGAAAGGAACGGTTACTTCGCAAGTGCGTCCTTTCATAATCGACTTAACCGGAGTATCTCCGTATTGGTCGACGGTAATGTCTTGCTTGTTTGTTGTTGCAGTAAATTTAATTCCGCCCTTAGTGATGTCGAATGTAACTAAATCGACGCCTTCGCCGTACTCGACTTTCGCTGGGCCGATAGGTACGTTAATCCCTGCCATTTATTTTCCCTCCTCAAAATAAAAAAGCGCAGTCGCACCGTTAAGGCCGAACTACGCAATCAAAATTCATACTGTATATTGGTCGATCATTTTCATCGTTTCCGATGTAGATTGGCACGCTATTCATTGCGCGAATGATAACGATGGATTCATCTCCGACCGTAACCTCTCGCAAGTTCATCAGCGACTCATGTAACGTATACGCCCGTGACTCTACTTCCGCTATGTCGCTCGCACTTCCGCGAACAAGTACCTGAAAGGACGGCTGCTTTTTTCCCGTCCACTGACTCGGAGGAAATCCGCCTGTCAACTTAACGACGGCACATACGTCTGGCGCTTGCGTCGAAATTGGAAACGAGTTCGGGTAATAAACGCCAGGGACTCGCGTTTTAATGAACGATATTAATTCGAGTGCTTTCACGTCTAATCACCTACCACATCTTCAATTTCTTCGGCTATCCATCGCATGTACTTTTCCGCTTCACCTTTTAACGGTCGCTCGAGGTATTTGTTGCCGACCTCATATCCGTCCGTTCCTGGCGCTTGTGCCGACAATGGTCCGAGATTATAGTCGTCTTCATGTATCCATATTGCGTAGTTGAATCGCTGTCCGCTACTGTTATCCACGGCGCTAAACGATACTTCACCGACAATTTCTTGCGTACTTTGGCGCACAGTCGCGTGCCCTGAGCGTCTTAAGTCCGCTGAATCAATCGGAGCAATGTCGACCGCAATTCGCTTCAAGTCATCTACGGAGTCCTGCACGCCATTTCTAGCCGCTAGCTTAACTCGAGCAGTCGCCTCCGCCATGTTCGCCACAACGCCTGAAAAGTCGAACTCCAGTCCGTCACTCATACGATTACCTCCGTTAACATCGGCTTACCGCCAACACTGCGCTTTACGTTGATTTCCTTCGGAGTTTTCTCAAATGTTTGCCCGAGTTCGTTTGTAAAGACGATGGTGTCGGTTTCCCGAATGTCGGCGAGTTTGTCGAAGAGAATACGAGCTGTTGCCGTGACTATTTCGCTATTTGTGACGCCCACAGAACGGTATGATTGAAGCGACGTTCCTTCGTCAACTCTACATTTCAGCGTCAAAACTTCGCCAGGCGCCACGTTTCCCCACTCGTCTAAACCTCCGCCCCGCTTGATAATTACGGTCTGTTTCATTGGCAATAGCGCCATCCTACAACACCGTCCATTTCACGCGTTTACCGCCTTGACCGCCGAGTGAGACGCCGTTTTCCTTGCCGATTAAGTCGAGTGCCACCGTAGGAATTAACGACTCAAGCGAATCTTTTCCGCCGTCAAACATGTACGAAATGCCCGCGACTGAGAACTGCTTCACTCCGTTTTGCTTTTGTGCGTTGGTATCATTAAATGCCGTCGCTAAAACGGCCACATATTCATAAACCGCATTGTCCGGGATTGTGTACGTTGGATAAACTCGACTTAGCGTAGCATTAGCCACGTTTAATAGTCGTTGTTTTCTCGCGTCGTCGCTATCCGTCCAATCTTCAATTAGGATCACGTTTGCTTCGATATAAACATCCGCACCAAATACGCTTATTGCCAATTAAATCGCCTCCTATTTACCGGAGGACTTTTTCGCTGGCGCTTTAGGCTTCGGCGCTTCCTCCGCTTTTGGTACCGCATCTACGCGAACAACGTCCGCTAGTTTTTCAAGCACTTCGATTTCCGCTTTGTCTTCTGTCTTGTATTCGCCGTTATAAAACTTGCGAAGTTCATCGCAACAGTAGAATGCTAACTCTGGAAATCTTGACGTAAACTTTGCCACAAATATCACCTCAAAGAAAAAGCCCGCAACCAAACGGCCACGGGCGAGATTGTATTACGATTAAGCTAAATTCTTGATGCGAGCGTGAGCTTTTTCTTGCTTGAATTCAAGAGTATACTCACCAACAAGCGTACCAGTAACGTAGTCACCTTGGTCGCCCATGTACTTGTGGAAGAATTCACGGCCAACTAATGGACGTACAGCCATACGGTTAGTGTCGACAATTAATAATTCCTTAGCATCAAGGTTGTTGTTAAGGACGATTTCGAATTGACCGAAGTCAGAAACGAATTGGTCTACTACTTGACCACGGCTGTTTTCCGCTTGAGTGATGTAAAGCTTGTTGTTGTCAATCGCAGAGATGGCGCGCTTTTGTTTCGCAGGAACCATGATCTTGAAGTTTCCGCCGCTAGCAAATCCGCCTTTTTCGTAGATTGATTGTAGTGAATCGTTTAATAGGGTCGCAGATACCGCGCCAGCTGCAGCGTCAGTTACGTTAGATTGGATGAATGAACGAACACCCGCCATTTGACGAACGTTGCCACTTTCGTATGCAACACCGTTGATTAACGCTTTTTCTAACTGAAGCGCAAGTTCAAGCTGCTTCTTTTGCTTTTCGTATTCGTAAAGGTCGCTGATTCCGTATTGAGTAACCGCTTGAGCAGTTCCGGAAAGTTGTACAGTGTCATCGAAGATTTGAGTCTTGTTAGACTTTTGAGCGCGTGCTTTGTAACGAGCTGCACGAGCGTCAGCACCTTCAACGCCTTCAGAGAACTGGAATTCAACTTTCGCTTGGTCAGCGATAGCTGCAGCCGTAGTTGAAGCATACCCACGTACTACAGTAAGTGTGTTAGTAGCAACGGCAGTAACCTTTAATAATTCGTCAGCAATTTTGATAACGTCGTTTGCACGGAAGATTGATCCGTCAACAACAACAACAGAAGTCGCGACGTTAGTTACAGCGCCGTTAACTTTTGTCTCATCGTTAATCATTTCATCTTCAAACCATTGATGGCTAGTTTGCGTTACTGCTTCTGCGAATCCTAAAAGGTTTAGTAACGGAGTTTGGTGTTGGTTTAATAAAAGAATTTCGTCTACTACTGATACTTGTTTGCCGATTAAATCGGAATTATAAATTTTTGCCATGATTTTGTTTCCTCCATTGTTTTAAAGTTTTTTTTGAATTAAAAAAGACGACCTTTTGGGCCGCCCTGATTACTTACCTAGTTGCGCTTTGAGCGCTGCGTATGCGATTTTGTCTTCGATTTTCTGACTGCGTTTGGCTTTCTCAGCCGCCTCTTTCAGCAACTGTTCGCCAGTTTTTTCCGATGTATCTTTCAGCGAATTGGTAGCTTCGCCGATTGGTCTTTGCGGCTTTTTGACTTCCGCCAAGAAGCTATAATTAGTAACAAGCGCATTCATCACGTCTTCCAAACCTTCTACGCCGTTTTCACCGATATTTACGGCCGATAAAT